TCTATATCCTGTATGTCCCAAACTCACAAGAAGAAAAGTGGCTAGAGAGTGCCACGAAAACTCTCAGTAATGTCAAACGTGAAGACCTCACATCAATTTTAAACTCATGAACTATACGGAAAAAGAAGATCTAGCTATCTACAAGCACATTGCTAATCGCCCTAAGGATGCTACTGTTAGGTCTAGAATCAAGTCAGCTCTCAAACTAAAGAGTGTAGACAAGTCTAGAACTGAAGGTGGGATTAGGAACAGATGGGCTACCTTGGCAGGCCCTAATCCTCCTATGCATATCTACTATTACAGAGGCATGCAGGCGGATGAAGAACCCAAGAAGTCCCCAATAACAGCTCTCAAAGATGCTCAAGAGTATCACGGAGTAGAGATGTACATTGGAGTCAAGCAAATGGACTGCCGTTACCCAACCAATGCGTATGCACCTGTTGAAGTTGAGTTCGAAGAAACTCCTAAGCCTAAACCACGCAGGTGCACGACTTTGGATGAAGCTGTGGAAGAGCTTCGTAAGCAAGGTGCTAAGAAGGCTGTTATTCCTCTGCGGTTTAACAAGAAGATCACTGTAATCTTCAAGGACTGATGGCTAAGTACGAGCCTAAGATGTACCCCCTGATGTGTAGAACATTCTGGGAGTCAAGATCTAAGTCTGACAAGAGCGTAGAAGATGCTTCTAAAGCAGCACTCAAAGCTCTTGAAGAAGTTTACCCAGATCTAAAGGGGAATCACCAAGGTGTTAGAGCTAAATGCTATGAGCTTAGACGTAATGGGTATGATTGGGAGACTGATAGCTTCAAGGCTGAAGTCAAACCCCCTACTCAACAAGTTGTAGAGCAAGTAGTTGCTGCTCCTGAAGCTGGATCCCCGAAGCAAATGATCATGAAAATGCCCAACGTGGGTATTGAGATTACAATTATGTTTACAGACAAGTAATGCATATAGAAATTGATACAGATATTCTTAACGATCTTGGAATAAGTGCTGATGACTTTGTATATTTGTATCTCTTGCATGCCAAAGCTTACGATTTGATTCGTGAGTTGTCTATCAAGCCAAACACTGAGTTCCTTCAAACGGAAGGGTACGTTAAGCTGGGAGAGGATGTGGAAGACGATGTCGTACGACAGAAATTCCTTGATTATATCGAGGATTCTTTCGATAGGATGTGGTCTGAACTCCTCTCCCACTTTCCTCTAAAGGTGTATACGAAAGGTAATGTGCGTATTCTACGCGCAAAGGATGCCGACGCTCGTAACAACCAGAAGGCGAAGAAAGCTTATCACAAGGTGATTGGGAAGAATGTAGCAAAGCATAACAAGATTGTTAACTGTCTCAAGAACGAGCTAGAGTTTCGTAAGAGCAACAACAGTCTTGAGTATATGCAGATGTTACAGACATGGGTAAACCAGCATACGTGGGAGCAATACGAAGACATTGATGTCGGAAGAACAGACGACCAAGACAGAAGAATTACCCGCCAACTCTAAGCTGATACTGCCTCTAGGGCTTGAGCATATATCTAAATCAGTAGACAAGTCTATTGAGAATGTGGTAGATGCTCGAGAGGGTAACAGGAAAGTCTTTTCTACTCAGTGGAATAGACTCAACCGTAATCTTATGGGTGGTTTGCAGCCCGGTAAGATGTATGTTATAGCTGGTCGACCCGGTGTGGGTAAATCAGCCTTTTCTAACCAGCTCATCTTCGATGTTCTAGACAAGAACCATGACAAGAATGTCATTGTCTTGTACTGGAGCTTCGAGATGCCTGGTGAGCAGCAGATACTGCGTGCAGGTTCGAAGCATACTAAGCTTCAAACTGCAGAGCTGTTGTCAGTGGATGGTAAGCTTTCATCTGAAGGCTATGCTAATTATGTACAGTCTGTACAGAAGTATAAGCAATACCCTATATACTTCTGTTCCGTGCCCCAGGATGTACATGATATAGAGCAGGCAGTGCGTACTGTTAGGCAACAGTTGCATGATCCTACTGTCATCAATCTTATTGACCACTCTCGCCTTGTACCTAGCACATTAGACCTCGAGTTACTCAAACTCAATCAGTTGTCTAAGACGTGTATGTACATGCAAGCGCAGCACAGCTCTATCACTATTCTGTTGTCTCAGCTCAATCGTAACATTGAGCAAGAGTTCCGTGCCAAGAATCAATATCAGCCTATGCTGACCGACTTGTTCGGGGGCGATTCTATTGGTCAGGATGCACACGTTGTCATGATGTTGCAGCGTCCGTATGACCTGTATGGTATCACTGACACCTATTGCGGTGAGGATCCACGTGGCTTAATGGCTGTCCACGTAGAGAAAAACCGCGATGGTTTGCTCGGGATGATACCCTTTGAAACTGATCTATCAACCTTTACAATTAATGAGCGAACTAGCACTTCCCAAGAAGGTGGTTAAAGCCACACGCAAATCACCTAAGAACATGATAATCTATGGTCCTCCCAAGATCGGTAAGACCACAGCATTGTCACAGCTTGAGGGCTGTCTCATCATCGATCTCGAGGACGGGAGCGATATGGTGGACGCACTCAAGATCAAAGTAAATTCTATTGCTGACCTAGGTAAGATAGGTAAGCAAATCATGCAAGAAGAAAAGCCATACAAGTATATTGCTATCGACACTATCACACAGCTCGAGGTGTGGTGTGAAGAAGAAGCAAAGAAACTGTACAAGGCCACACCTATGGGTAAGAACTTCGATTCCGATAACAAGGGATTGTCTGTCCTTACTCTGCCCCAAGGTGCTGGTTACCTGTACCTTCGTAAGGCTTTCATGAAGTGGTTCTTCAATCTCTCCAAGCTTGCAGACCATGTCATCTTTGTTGGTCACCTCAAGGATAAATACCTTACCAAGAATGGTAAAGAGGTGAAGGCTAACGACTTGTCACTGTCCGGCAAGCTTCGTGAGATAGCCTGTGCCAATGCAGATGCCATTGGTTATGTGTACCATGGAGAGGGTAAAACCAGAATATCGTTCGATTCTACAAACGACGACACAGCAGGCTCCCGCTGTGAGCATCTACGTGGCCTGGATGCTGAATTGGATTGGAGCAAAATCTTTATCGACTAAACCCCAAACAAATGTCTATTGACGCAAGAGTAGATGTCGAGACTAACTCGACACAGGAGGAGACACCTCAAACCCTGACCATTTCGCAGCTCATCAAGCACCTCAAAGAGGATGGGATGACTCGTGATGAGATCAGGAAGAAGTATGGACTGACAATAGCAGAGGCGAAGGATATATTCTCTCACCCGAAGCTGAAAGGTCTACGTGTGAAGACGTACAAGACTATCCGTGTTACCTTGATTGACGATACTCAAGATCCAAAAACTGAAGACAACCAATCCGAAATACAAGACTAATGGCAATTCAATCAAACTCCTCTGACGTACAAGTAGCTGGTGGGGGTATCCCACTGTTCACTGGTATCGCACCTATGCGTGTTGTAGCAGTCAACCCTAACCTGGGTGAGCTAGCTTCCATCGGTGTCAACATGAAGACAGAGCCTACATACTCTGTCGATATGGGTGATAAGACGGGTAAGCTTGCATTCTGGCTGCACAATGACGAACATAACTTCACCACCAGACTCGAGATCCTCATCGGTGACAAGCATCGTAAGGAATCAGCAACAGGTAAGTTCCAAATCACCAACAATTACGGTCAGGTTACTTGGGCAAAAGACCCTAGTTCAGCTCCGGACTGGTTCAAATCTGAAGGTGTACGTCGTACTTATCCGGGTGAGGAAGTTCTCATTGACTTCGTCAAAGCGTGGGCTAACATACCTAACGATGGTGAGTGTGCTTTCGATACCGTTGATGATATCTTCAGTGGTAAGGTTGAGGAACTCAAGAAGCTTGTTACCTCTCTTTCCGACAACAAGCTCCGAGTCATGCTCGGTGTCAAAGACGGTAAGTACCAGCAGGTGTACAACAAGTGCTTCGGAAGACTCAAGCCAAAGCGTGATGATATCTTCGTCAGAAGATTGAACGATGAATATGGTACCTTTAACGCTGAGTACAACTCTGACCTTCAGTTGCAACGGTACACACCTAATGTAGTAGCACCCAACGAAGAGGAGCCGGCAGCCGTAGAGGCTGACGATCCTTGGAGTTGATGATGAGGGGGAGAGTAGGACAAGATGCTCTCCCCCAATACTCATCATGATACAGTCAAGAAAAAGCGAAGATGTACTTAATAAGGATACGATACTAGAGAAAGTCTCTGAGTATCAGATCTTTCAGTATTTCTGCTCTCACTTCGAAGAACCAAACAAGAAGTTTAAGAGCGACCTTCGTGAAGATAACAACCCTACAGTCTCTATCACTCAGTACGGGGGTAGACTCTGGTATAAAGACTTTGGTTGTCCTGAACACAGCTTCGATTGTTTCAGCTATATTGGATACAAATACAACCCTAGTTTTTATGATACCCTACGACATATTGATCGGAACTTTGGTCTCGGGCTCAGCGCTGGCAGTCGCATGCGCGTTCCTGTTAGAAAGCTGGAGAAGGAGATCAGAGAGAAAAGACCGGCGAAGATAAAAGTTCGTACAAGAGACTGGGAAAAGTCTGACTTGGATTTCTGGTCACAGTTCGCTATTGATAAATCTGTTCTGTCTAAATTTGATGTGCTCCCTATCACACACTATTGGATTAATGAACAGCGTTTTTCGTGCACTAGTATCAGTTATCGTTACAGGTTTGACTGCGGTTATAAGATTTACCGTCCTCTTGAAACAGATTTTAAATGGGCTTCTAACGTGGGTGCTCACTGCTTGCAGGGGTATCAACAGTTACCTAGGAGTGGTGAGACTGTATTTCTCACAAGTTCCCTTAAGGATATCATGTGCCTTCGAGTGCTTGACTTCCCCGCCTTCGCTCTTCAGTCGGAGATGCTCATGCCGTTACAAGAAACTATCACCGAAGCGAAAGCCCGCTTCAAAGAAGTAATTGTACTGTATGATAACGACTTCGATAAGAAGCGTAATGCAGGGCAAGAGATGGGGGAGAAAATCTGTCGTGAGTACAACCTTACTAATCTAGTTATTCCTTCGTATTATCGCAGTAAGGATATCTCTGACCTAGTTAGAGATCATGGACTAGATACAGCAAGGAATGTCATCACGGGGAAGGAGAACCGGAGCACGGAATTCAAGGAGCAGAGTACGGAACGCGAAAGCGAAAGAGGTTGACGGAATAAAGTTTCGTTCTCAGCTAGAAGCCCACTGTTACAGACAACTCAAAGAAGCAGGCATCAAGTCTGACTACGAGAAGCACAAGTTTGTGTTGCTCGAAGGCTTTTACTATGAAGCTGCTTCTTATGAGGACAACGGTAAAACTGGATACTTGGACAAACAGAAGTATAAAGTCCGAGACATTACTTACACTCCTGACTTTGTTGACCCACAAGGTCGATGGATAATAGAGTGTAAGGGCTATGCTAACGAGCGTTTCCCACTTAAGTGGAAGATGTTCAAGAAGTTGTTGATGGAACGCGAGAATCCTCCGGTGCTATTTGTACCGAGGAATCAGAAGCAGAACATCGAGACAGTACAGAAAATCCTAGAAATTATAGCCCCTACTAGTTAGGGGCTTTTCATTATGAGTATCAAAACAATTGGGACCTCGGTCGTTAGTAACACCGAGGGGGTCAAAAAGCGGATCAATAAAGCCGCTGAGAAATTGGTCTTTGATGTTCTTCAATCCACACAATACTCTACACCTATTGCTTCAACTGT